CACCGCCGCCGCCACCGAAACCACCAGAAGCCCCACGCGCGCTCGAGTACCAACCCCCCTCACCACCTGCCCCTCCATTCATAAACGCATATCCATACGTTTTGCTCTGCGGGGAGTACCCGTTTCCTGCGCCGTTTGAGACTAACCCTCCTCCTCCACCATTTCCGTATATGCCGGCTGAACCACCATCAGTGTTGGTGTTGGTCGCAACTATTTCGCCGTTTGTACCATTGACCGATTGAGAATTGACCCGCGGTGCGCCCCCGCCGCCACCTGCTGCGATAAGCAATGTAAAATTGTTGGTGTAATCTTCACCTTTTACAAAAAATGTGCCACCGCCACCACTTGACCCAAGGCTTGTCGCAGCACCCGAAAAGCCCATTTGTCCGATTAATATCATATATTTATCACCGCTCGTCAGTGTGAATGTGCCTCCCATTACCGCGCCTTTCCCACCTAAATAAGTGTTCTGAGCATCACCACCACTTGCTCCGCATGCCTCTATCTGGTAAGATCCTGTGTGCGGCACGGTCCAAACTTGTATTCCGTTGCTAGTGGCAGATCCAGAGACATTAAAATAATCAGTATTCCACCAATTACTGGAAGATCCATATTCAGACCTACAATCTGTTAATGTTGGACCCAAAGCACCACTAGCATTACAATTTGTAAATGTGTGGGATTGAAAACCATAGATGGCATATAATTTAGCATGACCTTCGGCATCCGTTGTCCCGTGTTCTATATATTTTTCTTTTATATGAGATAAACTCACATTCGAACCATTTATTGGTGTCGTAGAAGGCGCTAAGAAAGTGATTGTAACATACCCATGGCCGGTATTATAACCCTCATCACTCGCGGTATCAGGGGGAATTTGATAATAGGAACCTCCGCCCCCACCAGCGGCTTTACTATTCTCATTTGCTGCCCCTCCACCAGAATAACCACCACCACCACCCGATCCACCCCAACCACCTCCTCCTCCTCCCCCAAACCCTCCCTCCGCTTTCTCCGAATCATACGCAGTATTTATGCATCCTATTCCGCCGCCCCGAAAAGACTTTGCACCTGTTCCACCGGGGTTGGTTGCCCTGGTGTCAGTCGATTCTGGACCATCGCCTAGAAAACCAGCACCTGAACTGCCTCGGTAGTTGGAGGTAATTGTATATGATCCGCCGTTACCATTCGAACCGCCATTATTACCTCTATCCGCACCCGCCCCGCTTGTGGGAGCATACCTACCATGCTTACCGTTTCGAGTAAAACTGGCTCGGGAGCACCCTGAGGCGTTGACCGCCGAAGTGGCATTCATATTTATATCGCGCCATGCACCTCCCCCACCTGCTATTAATATAATTGACTGTTCACTTGTGTCACTTAGTATCGTACCGGTAATTTTTTTAACAACGAAAGTTGCTCCACCGCCACCTGCTGAATACTGCCAAACGGCACGGGTGCCGTTCTGCAAACCTTCTTGACCAACTAATATATAAATCTCCTCGCCTGCAGCGAAAAAAACAACCTGTTTTATTATTATTCCTTCAGTTTCATACGTTGAAGTACCACCTCCTTGAGCGCCTGCTGCTATGATTTCATATGTACCACCCACAGGTACGGTCCATATTTGAATGCCTGCAGATAAAGTGACAATCGGATTACCATTATAACCTGCTGCGCTTGTCGGTCCATCCCGCCCCACCCCATCCAAAGTTGTAAAATTGTAAATCCCAGACATTTATATATATATATATAAATAATTATAGTTATTTTAAACTATTTAATAATATTTCCCGCATCGTCGACTCTACCCAACATAATTTGTTTTAATTCACTATATAATTCATCACTAATCATTTCTGTAATTTCTAATTTTAAATCATAATGTAAACCATTTAAATTATAATTTGTATCATCATTTCGTTTTAATGTAATATGAATATTTGATAATTTATCTGTATTTATATCTGGTAAAAAATTCTGTTGAGATATATAATCTGAATATGGCATATCATAATATATCATATCTCCTGGTGCACCATTTAATGGTATCCTTTTTAATATTTGACGGTCGAATGTTTCAGTCCCCCCTAAAGATGGAAGTTCATCCATAATTACATCAATATAATGAATAGATAAATCTGGAATAAATTCAGCTATGTGCGGTCCATCTAGATATACATCTGCTATTGTTTTAAATCCTAATTTTTTAAATAGTTTTTTTGCGTTTTCTGGTGCGGTGGTGAAACAAATATAAAAGGCTGATCCTGATTTATTAGTAATTGTAATCTTTTTAGCAATATTATCAAAAGTTAAAGTCACCTTTGTACATTGCCGATTAATTTCATTTATTAAAGTGTGTATTGTATAATATCCTTCAGTTATAGATACAGAATCAGTGTCAAATTTCAGCGTTATAATATTACTATTAATATCACCATATATATTATGTGGCACATACGGCATTTGTGCTCCAATTAATCTGATATTTATAACTCTATTAAATGGAGTAATATGATGTTTTCTGTGACCCATATCATAATTATGAGGGTATATATTCATACTTTCAGGTGTTATAGCATTAACACTGGATAAATGAATTATAGTTTTTCTAATATTAATTGGTAATATATTTTCTAAATTAATACTTGCATGGGTTTTAGAATATCCATCAACCACCTCTAATATTGCCGAAGCATTCTCTATCGCAGACTGTCTGGTCCGTTCACTTGTATTATTTAAGTTTTCTAATAAATTAGCTACATCCATATTAGTATGATTATTATTAGAATTATTATTAGAATGAGAATCATGCTGAGAACCCTCAATTATTTGCCCTTCTATCATTTTATTTTTAGGTTTAAACATATTTTTTATGAATGCGTATATTATTCCTAGAATTGTTATAGAAGAAATACCTATTAATATTTTCATATTGGTATTTAAGTTTGAAAGCATATTTAATAATTATTATTATAAAAAAAAAATATAATTTAATATATATAATGTCGGATAACAATATCAATAATAACAACAATTTAAAACAAGCTGAATTTGTAGGAGTACCTAATAATAATTATGAAGATTGTCCAGCTTTAATGTCTGACGGTAGATTCATTACAAGTTATAAACCTAATTGTGAAATGAATAATACAATAAGTGGATTATTTGATGAAAAAAAACTCTCAAGTTGGGAATTAACTTATTATTTAACTAATGAAGCAGGTAAAGTACATAATTATGTAAATAATCAATATAGTAAAAATTATGGATGTAGTGCATATCCTTATAAAATTATAGATCCTGAATTAAAACAAGATTGTAATACTGATAATTGTGTTATCAGAAATGTAAATCCTAAAGGATTAGGTATATGATTACTCTATATATTACATTTTCCAACGATTTTTACAATCTAAGCATGTAAAGAATTGTGTCATAGGTTCATCAGCGGATCTAGTTTGCATTTCATAATATGAACATTTTCTACTGCCACATTTACGACACTTATATCTTTCAGTCATCGCTTCAGGTTTGAGTTCATATTTAATTTTATCTCTTTTTGTTTTATCATCTATCATTTTCTTCCAATTATCAGGAAATATATCATATACAGATAATTTTGATATTTCTTCTGGTTTTATTTCATTATTTTTTATTTTATCATATAAATAATTATTTTTAATATATGAATCTTTATTTAAATTTAAATATATAGATCTTATTTTTGAAAAATATAAATTATAAAATATTTTATTATCCCATCTACAACTAATATTATTATCTTTCGCGAAATTTATAGTAATATTATAAATACTTTTTTCTATATTTCTTGATAACTTAACATCTTCCATTATTTTATGTAATTTATTAACACATAATGATCTATGTTTATCATTATAATTAGAATTCATATTTATAATTATAATAATATTATAATCAAATTTATAAATATTAATAATTATTATTATCTATATCTAATTCATTTTCACTATCAATTAATTCAAAATCTTCATCTGATTCTTCTTTTTCCTCTGCTGAATTATAATCTTGATCATCTGATTCTTCATCTAATTCGCTATCTTCTGAATCATCCGATAAACAATCATCAAAACCTTCATTAATAATATCATATAGTTCAGCATAATCAGATACATTAAAATCTTTTATAGCATTTTTATCATCAAAACATATCATAAATATATCACCATATAATAATATTACAGACGAATCTTCATCTAAAAATTTTGATGATCCATTAGGTATTAATTCATGTTTATTAATATTCTCTTCTTTCCCATCATACCAACTATAACATTTTATAGTATCTTTATTATTGACCCATGAATATAAATGACGAATATTATTAGTACCACGATTATTAGAATTTTTATTAAGGGTAATAATGATATTACGATTCTCAATATTTAATTCTAAATCATTCATTTTAGTATCAATATTAATTCTAACAATATTTTTCATTTTAATTTAATATAATAATTTTTTTTTAAATAATTTAAAAAAATATAATATAAATTATAAATGACAGACTATAAAAAATCAAAATCATTTGAAGAACGTTTATCAGAATCTAATAGAATTATTGAAAAATATCCAGATAGATTACCTATTATAGTTGAAAGAAAAAATACATGTAAATTAAATAATATCGATAAAAATAAATTTTTAGTACCTTCTGATATGGCTTTAACACAATTTATTTATATTATTAGAAAACGAATAAAATTAAATTCAGCTGAAGCATTATTCTTTTTTATTGAAAATAATGTACCAGTCCAATCCTCTACTATCTTGGAATTATATAATATACATAAAGATAAAGATGGTTTCTTATATATAATATATAATTCAGAAAATACCTTTGGTTAATGTATAATTATTATTTTTGTTCTCCCCAAAATTCTAAAATTTATGACCAAAAGCTAAATATCAATAAATTACAATATTTTATTGATAAATATAATTTAATATGTAAAGATAAAGTTAAAGAATATTGGATTAATAATGTAAATATTATATCTAATAATGGTCATTTATCATTTCATAAAATTATAGATGGTACGATGGGTTATGATAATAATTATTTAATACATAATTATGATAAAGAAATATGTATACCATTTAATTTTTATGAATCACATCTAGAAGATGAATATACTATTTATGAAAATATTATAGAAGAAGATATAAAAATTATAATAAAAAAATATGATGATTATATTACATTACATTATGAATCTGAAAATATTATAAATAATAATAATAATTTTTTATATTATAATAATATATAATATGAATTCTATATTGATAATTGTATTAGCATTTTTAATATTATTTATACTTCAAAATATTATTAATAATCGTATGGGTATTAATGATGTTTTAAATAAAAATAAAAATGAGGTAATTACTAAATATGTTAATAAAGTAAAAGGTAAAAAACAAGAAGTAAATAATTATATTAAAGAACAATCTAAAACTAAAATAGAATATAAAGATCCCTTTTATAAATTTCCAGATCCTATGCTTTCAAATATAAGTCATCCATTATCAGCTGGATATAAACCTTTATTCCAAAATACAAATGATAATATAGATATGTCTAATTTAGATATAATCAGAACCAATGCTTTTGATAATTATAAACATGATAAAATATTTTTTCAACCTGAATTAATAAAAAAAGATACAATGGATCCTAATCCAGGTGATTATACAATGCAAGGTTTAGCTAAAACATGGGATGGTGAAGAATCTCAAATTAAAATGACTAGCGATGAATATTTAACTAAATATCCTAAATATGCTGATAGTAATATTATGAATGAATTAACTAATGTCGGATATTTCTTTGATAATGATGAAAACAATAATTTTATTAATCTTAAAGATAAAATATTACCTGATAATTGTAACTTAAATGGTGACAAATTAGAATGTAAATTCAATAATAAATTACAACCTATCCCTGATAAATTAATGAAAAATGATAGTCGTGTATTAAATAATATAGGTGTATTAATTCATGATGATGTTTTAGTAAAATCAACTAATGATTTTTCATATGATGATATATCTGGAAATACATACAAAACATGGCATTATCCAGATGAAAAACCCATGAATGGTGGAGTAGAGTTTAATGATGTATATGCTAGTAATCCTACGGGTTATAATGAAAATTATATGACTGTTGAAAATAAATTAAATTGTGCAACGTGTGCTATTTAATTTAAAATATAATATTATTATATAATGAAATTTTCCCCATATTTATTAATTGGTTTGGTGATTCTTATATTAATTGCAATTTTTCTATCTGGTATGGGATGTACATATTATATTAATGATAAAATTGTTAGTAAAGAAAAATTTAATAAATTGAAAAAAACTAATAAATCTAATTGTCGTGCCAGATTTGCACATTGTGATTGTTAAATATTTAAAAATTTAACGTTTATATTTATTATGAAATCATATAAAATTGATTGTAAATGTGACGTATTATCTTATATTAATAATTATGATAATAAATGTATTAATTATAAATTATTACAAAATTTATATTCAACTAAAACTTTTATTGATAAAATTAATATCAATAAATGGGAAAAATTTAAAAAACTTAATAATAAATATGAATATATTTATACTTCGCCTAATAAAACTAGAAACATATCAAATGTAGAACCTATTTCTAGATCATATTTTAAATTACATGAAATTATTAAAGATTTTGAAATTGATGAATTTGATTTATCATCCTGTATAGCTGAAGGACCAGGGGGATTTATTAATTGTTTATTAGATCATAATATTAAAGGTATTTATGGTATTACATTACTCACCAATGATAGAAGAATCCCTTTTTGGAATAATGATTTAGTTAAAAATCTTAATGTACATATAAATACTAAAATTAATACAGGTAATATTTATATTAAAAATAATTCATTAGAATTCATTAATAATATTAGACAAAAAGGTTATAGTAAATTTATTACATCCGATGGAGGTTTTGATTATTCTACTGATTTTAATAAACAAGAAATTTCATCATATAAATTAATATTTTGTGAGATATTTATTGCCATGAATATTCAAGCCGAAGGTGGTAATTTCATTATTAAAGTGTTTGATATTTTTTATCATAAAACTATTCAATTATTATATTTATTGTTTTTAGCATATGATGAAATATATATTTATAAACCTACTATTAGTAGATTATCTAATTCAGAAAAATATATAGTATGTAAAGGTTTTAAACCATTCAATAAAGAAATTATAGATTTATTAGATAAATATTATGATAATTGTAATAATTTACATATTAATATACCAGAAGAATTTATAGAAAAAATTAATGAATATAATAATTTATTCGTAAATAATCAAATAAATTATATAAATAATATATTGAAATTTAATGTAAGAAATATTATTGAAAGAATTAAAGAACAAATACAATGCTCATATGATTGGTGTATTAAATATGGTATTCCAATTAATAATGAATGTATTTATTTAAAGTGATTGAGTTCTTAAATTTATTTTTTCCTAAATATCAAATAATTATTTAATCCACTTAATAATTGTAGGTCTTTATTTTTAAACATTTCAGGTAATCTAGGATAAAACTTTTTAATTATAGTTGAATCAGGTGATTTTTTATCTAATCCTTGTAATACTGGAAGAATATTTTCAAATCCACCTCTACCATCTTGTAATAAACATTCTTTTTTAAATATGGTTGAATATTTTTTATCCATATAATCTGGTGATGTTAATTCTAATCCTATTTTACTCATTTCTTGAATTACAAATTCAATATTTACTAAATATTCAGGAAATTCTTTTCCTATTGAATCCATATATACATCTATCACATTACCAAACATATTACTTGTATTATCTTCTCTATAATCAAAATCTATTAATTCATATTTTTTAGTTATACTATATATTTTATCACCAATATCATTTTCATATTTTATATGTTCTTTATCTTTTAATAATTCATATAATTTCATACCATCATAAAAGGTTGCTATGAAATATCCTCCTTTATTTAGATTATCATTTAGATTAGTTAAATATCCATCGAATGTTTGTTTATCTTTAAGATAATAATGAAATGTAAATTGACTATTAATAACATCAAAACCTTTTTTAGCTAAACCTTTATAATTTCTATAAAATTTCTTATATTGTCCTTTTACAGATTTTACTGTACCATAAATTATATCTAACATTATTTTAGTATGATCGATATCCATACTACATTTCTTTGATTTAATATTTAAACTTGTATCTGCTTGAAGAAATGTTGCTTGTGGTTTTCTTCCTTCAAAATGATATCTTCTACATGCTTCATTTACATTAGCAATATCTAATCCTAATAAATATGTTATTCTACAATCTTCATCAATATATTTTTTTATATCACCGCCACGACCAATTGATGTATCCATTACTTGAATATTTTTATTTAATGAATTACATACACCACGTATTAAATTAGATTTAATATAATTATGATAATCTCTTAATGCTTTAGATTCACTATCTGAATTACCTACATAATATAAATCATTGGGATCTTCTTTTTTATCATAAACATCCTCTTCCAAACCTTTAATAACATTTTCAGTAATGGGGAGACTTATTGTTTCCCATACATTATTCGCTATTGTAAAGAATTGTGCAGTTGTTTTATCATATCTTACTCTTAAGGGTTCCCATATCATATCGTTTTCACCATTAGGATTATATCTCATTTCAACAATATCACCGTCTTTCATTTCAGAACCATCTTCACATATTATTTTATTATTATCTAATAATAAATTAGTTTTATTTACTAAAATATCATTATCAGGAGGATCGAATATTTTCTCTTTTACATATTTCTTTCTTTCATTTAATAATAATATCATACAATAATCTAATGTTTCATCTTGTTTTTGATCATATCCAACAATTAAATTTGCTTTCTTATATCTATGTAATATTTTATCACCATTTTCTACTTCAGTAATTATGGGAAATATCTTATCTTTATTAAGTTTTCCTTCTTTTTCAAATGATACTTTAAAATCTATTGTATTTTCTTCAGGTGGTTTCCATTTGAAATTATAATCCCAAGTACCACCTATATTTACTACATCCTTACCTGATTTATCACCTTTGACTTTTGTATATATAGGCATTAATATCAATCCATCAATTTTATATCTATAAACATCTAGATTATACATATCTCTACATTTTTGAAATATTAATGAATCATCATCGTCTTTATTCATAGCACCATATTGATATTTCTTATAACCAATTTCAATACTATCTTGTTTATCTATAATAATTGATTCTCCTAAAACATTTTTAAATCCATCTAATATTTTTGATCTAGTCATAATTCTATCATCTTCAGAATACCATATATGATTATATGCTGGTTTAACTTCTTTTGGATTACCATTAAAATATATATCGAATATCATATATAATTTAATATCTCCTCCATTCTTATTTTTTGTAATATATTCTCCGTCTAATAACCATTCTCCATTAACGTCTGGATATTTAATACCTGTGTATATTACATCCATTTTTGGAGTGATTAAATATCCTTTGTTATTTATAATATATAACATAGCACGATAACCATCAGCTTTCTCTGTAACTGCATAACCATGTATAATATTTATTGTTGAATCAGCATTTAAATGTTCATGATTTAATGTAATTGGTTGAGGTCCTAATAATTTAAATTTTTGTTTATGTATATCTATTTTAGGATCATATTTTTGATTAGTTATTTTACTATATCTTGATAATATATTCTTTTTCTCTGATTCAGATAAGATTAATTTATAATTATTTATAATACAATATAATTCATAAACATGATTATTTAATAATTCAATACATTTATCAGATAAAATATCTATAGATTGTTTATTTAATATATCTCCCATGTATTCATTTTTATCACCATCTGATTGTGGATTAAACATTTCACTAGATGTAGAAGATTTTTTTTTTAAATGTTTCTTTGCCCATGCAGGTGTTTTAGCACCACCTGAACTTTCACCTATATCTTCAGAATCTTTATCTTTATCTTTTTCTTTTTCTTGAACATAGTATTCATATATAATTTGTTCTATATCATGATAATCACTATATATTTCTGTAATAGGAACCCATATTTCTAATGGTTTATTTTCTAATTGTAATTTATTTAATTCATCTAATAATTTATGCATATATTGTAATTTTTTCTTTGGTAAACTATCTTTATTAAAATTCGCCATATTATAATTAGGTATATTGTCATTTAATAATTTCTGTATTTCAATTCTACGTTTTTTTATTCCTAATGCTGTTTTATTATATTTTAATAATACTTGTGCACCAGGTATTAAACCTTTTTTATCACCTTGTTTTTCTTCATAATCTTGTATAGTAGCGTTAGTATCAACAGTTATACCAGGAAAATCTACTACATCAGGTGATTCAATTTGTTCAAGTATATCTAATTGATCTGTATCAGCAAAATATGATTCTTTTACTTTAACCCTTTTTCCTATTAATTTATCTTTTAACGGTGGTCTAAATGTAGTAACTGATATAATAGGTTGTACCATATATATGTCATTTGGTTTTTGTAATTGATTTACCGGTTCATAACCAGGTTTCCATATACTGTCAGTTTCTAAAGATAATGGATCATAAACATGATCTACTGAATAATTCACAGGATTTTTTATATCATCATCTAATTTTTTATAATAATCTAATATTTTTGATATTCCATATGTATTTTTTTCTTTACCAATAAATTCTATCTCTAATTCATATGTTTCAGGATTATTCAATATTTTGGCTTCCTTGAATGTATTAGTTAAATTATATTTTCTATAAAATCTAGGGGGTTGATATTTTTGATCTTTTATTAACTCATATGATGTAGATTTAACTACTGTTAAATCAATTCTAAATAAATTATCAGATGTAATAAATGAATAACGTTTTTTATATCTATAATGTTTTGTTTTGGTATCATGTATATTATTATAAGTATTAATTTGCTCTTTATTATAATCTAAATCTTCTTCTGTTTTAAGATTTAATCTAAAATTATAATCTGTATTTTTTATATTTGTATTTAAATCTGGTTTATCATAATTAGATTTTTTTAAAAATACTAAATTCTCAATATTTTCTAATGAATCAGTTACACAGTATTTTTTAATAGAATCAATATCTTTAATTGTACATCTAATATTTGATAATCCTTTATTATGACTACATTTTATATCAAGATTTGTTGTTTCTTCAACAAAATTATAATCTTTCTTTAAAGTATCTAATAATTTAAGAAAGATAGTTTTATTAATAGGATTCTTTACTTCATTTTGACCGAATATCAACTCTAATTCGACATTCTCTTCAGATATCGCCTCAGAAAATAAGTCTTGGATATCTTTCGTTTTTTTTAAGATGTCCATTTAATATATATAATATTATAATAATAAAATTTTAAATATACATTATTCAAATTTAAGTTTAAAATATTATGCTTAATGATAATTTATAATTTATTCAGATTAATTTCATCATATAATTCTTTTTTATTTTTCTTTTTACCATTTTCTTTAATTAAACTCATATTGCATTCATTTGCAATTGTAAACAAATCATCTGCTTTATAATTAGATATTGCTTTAAGATATGTATTATAAATGAAATTATGTTTAACATCAATATTAAATAATGTACTTAATTCATTAATATCTGAATATATATTAGGGTCCTCAACTGTTTCTTGAATAATCCATTTTTTATCATAATATGAAATATAGACTTTTTCAGAATCTTTCAAACCAGTTTTATAAAATTTATTTAAATCTTTATTAAATATGATTAAATTAATTTTATAATATTCATTGTAAAATAGAATTAGTGATAATGTATCTTTATTCAATTGAAGATTATTACAAATACATGATTTAGATAATATTTTTTTATTAAAATTATAATTATTATATTCAGTATCAACAATATTACATAAATTTAATATCTGTGTTTTAACATATTGTTCTATTTCATCTTTATCTAAAATATCATAATTAAAATCTTTAATAGATAAAATTAATTCAAAAATACTTTGAAAATATTTAGTATCATCATTATCTAAATTTTGATTAATACATTGTGTATATTTACATGATTCTATCTTTTTAGCATAATCAAATGTTGTATTACGAATATCCTTAAAAATATTATCCATTTATATTTATTATAAATATATCTTTAATATCAAATTTATAAATTATATTGTTTTGATTGTACAATTATTTTTTGTTCTAATTCTGTAAATTGATCAATTGGAATATTATATTTTTTATCTTCACCTTTTTTATTATTGATATTATTAT